GCCAGGCGGTACTTGGAATGATCTTCGTAGACAGGTTGAGTCTGCCCTGAACGATCACACTCAATATGGGCAGGATTATTGGGTGGAAGATATGGACGGTTCAGAGGCTCTAGTCTGCGAACGAGGAAAAGATTATTACGTTGTAGGTTACTCCTTTGATAAGAAGAATAAGGAAGTAACCTTGGATGACGAAACAGATTGGAAGCCGGTAGAACGAGCTTGGGTTGAATCTAATATGACGCTTAGCGATGACAACAAAGAAATGGTTGCAGAACTTTACTTCACCGATGCTGGTGATGCCAAGGCCGATAGTGACGGCCTTGTGTGGAAGACATTTCTTAGAGAAGGAACTTGGGCTTATTCGCCCGGTTCCGGTAAAGCTTTGCCGAAGCCATTGACGGTTACTAAGTCAGGCAAGTCTGATCCTAAGAAGCTTATTATTTCAATGGCGGAGCTCAAGAAGCATTTCGATGCCGGCGTAATTCAGCATGTAACTGTTCCGCTTAGTCACGAAGATAAAGTTAATGAAAACACAGGTTTTGTTAAGAAGCTGCGCTACGGCAAGGACGAGAAAGGCAGAACCACCCTTGAGGCGGCAATTGACTTTACTGAACCAGATATTAAGGAAAAGATTGATCGCGGAACTATTCCAAATGTAAGTGGAGGAATCCACTTTAACTACCTTGACAAAGAGAAGGGCAAGAAGTTTAGTGTCGCTCTTGGTCATTTAGCTTTGACGCCAAAGCCTTGGCTTCAAGGTATGGCTCCATTCGGAGTCAAAGCTTCAGAAAATCTAAGCGTAGTCGGTTTTTCTGAAGAACCACTAACCTCAGAAACCAATTTTGAAGGAGGTGTTGAGGATACTATGACTACAACTATTGAAGAGACTTTCGACTCAGCCGACACATTCCTCTCAGAACTTGGACTATCTGAGGATGAAGTTAAGGCCAGACTTTCTCGCTATGAGGAACTAGAGAAGGAAGCCAAGATTAATAGAATCGACCAGAAGGTGCGCGATTGGGAAGAGGCTAAGAAAGCTCCTGCCGTTGTTAGCGCAGCTAAGGATATTCTCATGGCAGACGAGGGTGCAGAAGTGCTTACCCTTTCAGAAGACGGTAAGAGTGTTGCTCTTACTGCTGCCGACATTGTAGAGCGTCTTGTTGCCGCTTCTCCGACTGTAGAACTCGCTGATGATCCTATTACCGAGGAAGCTACATCGGGTGAATCTCCGCCAGATGATGCTACTGAAGAACTGCTCTCGGACGAGGTAAAGAGTGAAGCTAGACGGCTCTTCCTTTATGAGAACTATAGTGAAGCTGATGCTCTTGCTGAAGCAAAGCGTAAGCTTGAAAAGACAACCGCGTAAGGAGGAGGTGAAGAAAGGTGCCATTCGGAACAACTAAAAACGCTTCGTACTCAGATAAGGAAATTCTTAAGTACGCGGCGCAACTTGGACCTAGAAAGTCCGTTGTACTCGACGCTAAGAACTGGCCTACCGATCCGGAGGCTACAACTAGTCGTTATGTAGTACCCGCTGGAACTATTCTTAAACACTCAGTAACAAATCCAAAGGCAATGGTTCCTTATGACGGTTCTGGAAGCATTAGAGGCATCTTGGCTGCTCCTATTGACCTCGTTGCGCGAGCAACTTCAGCAGAAGAGCCAGCAGCTATGTTTTTCCACGCAGTAGTGTTTGCTACAGCAGCACTCGTTGGATTTACTAACTATGCTTCAGCCGTTGTAAGTACCCTAAACACATGCAAGTTCGAGTAAAGGAGGAGGTGACTAAAAGTGCCATTTAAGACATTTGACGTTTGGGATCAAGCCGCGTTGACTGATGAAATTCGTCGGCCACCAGAGGGCCGTGCCGCTGGTGCTGCCGAAGATTCGCCGCAGCGACTCGGTGAAGTCATCGCTCCTATGAAAACTACCTATGAAACAGTAGTTAAGGTGAACGTTCAGGAGATTAAGCCATTCGGTATCGCACAGTTCCGAGCATGGGATGCATCAGTTCCGCTCTTCAAGCCGGAAGTTGCATGGACAGAAGTGCTCATGGAGCTCGTGCTTCTTGACGAGCAGGAGAGAATCAAGGAGTCTGAGTACAGAAAGCTTACGTCCCCAAGTGAGGAAGAGCGCAGAAGCGCAGGAGTGCAGCTAGCAGATAAGGGAAGAATTCTTCGCCTTAGAAACGAGCGAGCAACTGAGTGGATGCGTTGGAAGTTGTTCCAGGATCAATTGGTAATCCCATTTGAAGACGGAACGGAGCTTCCAGTAGGCTCAGGTCTACAGGCTACTCACAAACCACAAGCCGCTGTTTCGTGGTCTGATACTACAAACTCTGATCCTGTAGCAGATATTCAGGCATGGTCTGAACTGCTTGCTGATGATACCGGTTTTTATGGTGTCCATGTTCATATGAACTCAAAGACCTATAATTACCTTATCTACAACAGCAAGATCAAGAACGCAATCAACTTCTATTCCGCTGGTGCTAACAGCATCCTGCGACCTAGAAGAGAAGATATTCTAAATCTCTTTGAGACATTCTCACAGTCTCTTGACATTGTTATCTACGATAACGGTTACAGAGACGTTGGAGAAGCCGGCATTGGTCGTCCATCGCTCACAAAGTACCTACCAGATGGTTACGTTCTCGTAACTACTGACTATGTGCTTGATGGAACCAGAATTGCCGACACCCTTGACGGTGTTGTTTCGGTGTCTACCGCTTGGAATGAAATCCAGCTTAGACAGGGACTTCAGGCAGAGATGCTTGTTGACCACGAATCGAAGAACCACCTTATGAGAGTGGCAAGCGCAAGAATGCCTAGAATTCTTATCCCTGATGCGTTCGTTTGGGCTAAGGTTGTATTCTAAGAAAGGATTTGAATCAATAATGGCTGCATCAAAAACAGTAGCTTTCGCAGAAAGCGTGGTCACAGTACATGTGAAACTCGCGAGCGAACCTGGCGTACTTCCTGATGGAAGTGAAGCATGGGATGTTGAGTCACAGATTATGCGTCCGGGAGATACTTTACCACTGGCGATTATGCCCACTTATTTAAGTGAAGCTATCAAAGGTGGTAAAGTTCCTGGGCTTGTAGCTATTACAGAAGCACAGGCAAAGAAAGCTGATGCATTTTATAAGCAACAGATGACTGTCGGTGAATTTGTAGGCGACGAAACGGAATCTGATCCTAACTTTCCAGCACAAGAAATCTAAATAAGTGAGGCACTAATGGGTGCTGTTGCCAACATCGTAAAACAATATGTACCCGCTTCATATGCTGCATTAGTGGGATCAACAAATTCATATTATGGGCCTGACGATCTACAAAGTCTCGCAGATTTTGTAAAGTTCAGGCTCTATAATACCGTAGTAGATCAGGCTTCTGAAGCCGCCTATTACAACACAAAAGAGCAGCGTCTATTAGGTGTGCTCACAACTCTCCAGTTTATTCCTGCTGCTATTGAATACTGGAGCCAAAGTTATTCATCGGTTAGTACCTCCCCTACAAGTGAGAATGTTTCTTACTTTGATCATCGACCAGACCTTTGGAGAATCTTTGATCGCCTAACTGTTGAAGCGCAAGCTTTGAGCGCTGAGTTGGGAGTAAATATTTATGCCGCTCGAGGAGTGGTTCCCAAGGTATCGTATGGAGACAACGGAAGAAATATCCTTGTTACATCCGACCCTGAATGCTTCCCTCCTGCATTTAGCAGAAGAAGTACAGACGCTAGTTCACAGCCTGACCTTGTTATCTGGGATGTGGTGACCTAATGGAACTAACTACTCGTCTCGGCACAGAAGCTATTCAAAGACAAGCTATTCTTGTCTTGTTTGAGCATCTCAATGACACAATAGCTTTAATGCAATCAGATTGGTCAGTTGAAGATGATGAATATTGGGCCGCGTTAAACAGAGGTAATGAACAGTGGTTTGTTGAACCAATAGAGGATAGTAATTTCTACTCCGGAACTATACCTTCTTTAATTGGAGCTCCAATTGAAAAGTATCCTAATATATGCGCTGTTTGTTACATAGCTAATCCTCCGGGATCATCTGATGACGATGGGGAACTATATGCAAATGTATTAGCTATAGAAACAATGGTTAAATCTATAAATTCAGAGGAAGAAGTTAACTCCAGAATTCAAAAGACATTGGACGCAATTCATATGACTTTTATGAATTCTTTGGAGAACAGAACTCTTAATAATACTGTGCCTAAGCTAAATGCTCCAAGACAGACAATAGGAGATGTTTTTATCAGATTAGAAAATACTAATGTTGGTAATAAATGGTTTTGGCAAGGTGGAAGTCTTGAATACGTTGTAAGCAAGTTCGTTGATTTTGATTAAATTTAGATGAAGAATTACGTTACAATACTATTAGTTATGACAACTGGCCGAGAGGAGGTGTAAAATAGATGGCGGATTTCTTTCGTACTGGAATCACTGATGACAACTTCATTCGTGGTGCAGCTAGACTGCTTGTAGCAGGTACTACTATTGCATTCCCTACGGGAATTGGCGATGTTATCAACCTGTCTTCATTTGACGCACAAACAGGCTGGGTAGATGTTGGTGCTACGAAAACTGGTATTACAATTACACATAACAACACCGAAGAAACCTTCGATGTAGACCAGATTCTAGGAGATATTGACTCTCGGCCTGTGTCTTATGAGCAGACTGTTGCTACTGCGCTCGCAGAAGTTACGCTTGAGAACTTCCAAGTTGCTTGGGAAGGTGGTACAATCTCAACTTCTGGTGGATTCAGATCAATGGGTGTTGGTGAGCCTGCTGTTTATACTAGAAGAAGATTGGCAATTATTTTCCAGAAGGCAAATGGTAAGCTGAGAATGCACGCATTCCGTAAGGTTCAGAAGGCTGCACAGGAATCAGCAATTCCTTACAACAAGACTGGAGAACAACAGTCAATTCCTGTTACCTTCAGAGCTCTAGCAGATACTTCTATCGCAGACGTTAACACTAGAACTCAGGTAATTTTCGATCAGGTTTAATAAAACTTAGATTGTGGACGCAAAGCGACACAGCTTTAAAAGAGGAGCAGAGGCACTCTATTAAGCAAGATTTCCGGCCTCTTAGTGAGGCCGGTTTTTTAGGAGAAATATGGCAGACCTTGTAAGTATTGAATTTGATGGT